TGGGCACTTCCCAAAGTGGACTGCAGTGATTGACGACAACGGCTACACGTGCTCCTGTCCCGACCACCAATACCGTGGAAGCAAGTGCAAGCACCTAGGCGCCTTGGCAAAGAGTATCAAAGATTCATGGGACAAAGAGTTTCCAAGCGAGGATAGCAATGAAGATGGGTAGTCTATTCAGCGGCATTGGCGGTCTTGAGCTTGGACTGGAGCGTGCCATACCTGGCTTGCGAACTGTGTGGCAGGTAGAGAAGGAGCCGTTTTGTCGTTCTGTTTTGGAGCGACATTGGCCAAATACAAAACAATACAACGATGTGCGCACGATAGGAGCACACAACCTAGAACCAGTAGATGTAATATGTGCAGGCTTTCCGTGCCAGTCGGTTAGTATTGCAGGCAAAATGAGAGGATTAGAAGATGAGGAAAAGTCTGGTCTTTGGTGGCAAGTCCACCGGCTTGTTAGCGAGTTTCAGTCAATCGGACGACAACCAATCTTGGTGTTGGAAAACGTCGCAAACATCATTCGAGTGGGCGGACCCGACGTTGTTGGAAGTCTTACCGCAATCGGGTATGACATCGAGTGGACGACTATATCAGCTGCACAATGTGGAGCACCCCACCTCAGACGTAGGTGGTTTGGTGTCGCGTATCCCAGCAGCATCACTGACAGAGGATGGTCTACTACCAACGCCAACCAAGGCAGGGTCAGAGCATCGAACACGGTACAGTCAAGGCGGTCGTCCACTGATGCACATGATACAGAAGGGGATGCTACCCACACCGACAGCATCCGATGCGGGACCGGCAGCCATTCTGAACGAGAACACCAACATCGTGTACACGGGGAAGGGGACACCACGCAAGGTATCCAACAACGGAGTGAATGGCAGTTTGGGATTGGCGAGGACAGTCATGCTGCTACCAACACCATCAGCAAACGAGCACAAGTACAGACTGAAGGGGAACAGTCAAGCGAGCAGATGTCTGGAAGCACAAGCAAGACGTACTGGGAAAGATTTCCGACTCAATCCCCTGTTTGTAGAAGAAATGATGGGATTTCCCATCGGGTGGACAGAATTCGCGCACTCGGAAACGCAGTCGTCCCACAGTGCGCAGAATGGGTCGGACAACAAATAATCAACAGTGGACTATGGGAGAAGGTATGTTCGCAAAACAACTAAAAGAAACATTGGAAACTGTAAACAAAAGCAAGCTAGCAGAAGCTGTCGGATGCAGTAGAGACTCAATTGTCAAGTGGCAATCTGGAGCCAGATTCCCATCAGTCAAGAACCTCATCAGGATATGCATCTACCTGTATCCTGATGAATGGGAGCAAGCGTATCTACATTTTAGTGTTCTCATTGAACAAGACGATTAAATATGTTACACTAGCCTACATGCTCCTAGCATGGTAGGTTTGGGCAGGGGTGGTTCCCTGCCCTTTTACTTTTAGTGGTGGTGGTGGTGATCAAAGGATTCGGACTCTGGCTTAATAAAGCCATGCACAGAAACTCAATCAGTTGTTCGTACATGGCAGATGCAGCAGGTCTGCATGTCAACACCATTCACAAGTACCTCAACGGCTCCTATGAGCCACGTATGAGCAACTTAATCATCCTAGTGACTGTCATTGCCAATGAAGAGGAACGGAGTCCCACACAACTCATGTTTGAAGCTATTACAAGCATGGAAGAAATGAAGATGGTGGAACAACGTTGGCGCAAAAAAATTAAAAGAAGCCCAGACGCTGACCATGCCTGAGCTTCAGTAGTGATTTTGGTGTTGGGTAAACTTAACCCTGCTGATCATCTGTGTCAACAAGTTCCTTCAGCACTTTGTACAACAGCTGAATAAGGTCTGCTGCGAGTTCCTGGCGTTCGTCTTTTGTCAGACCACCGCGTGAATGCATGACTAGCTTCTTCACAAACAATACAAGCTCTGGTGTGAGCGCTAATAAATCTTGATTCATTTCTTTTTCCTTCGGATGGGGGTTACTCTTTTACCACGACCAACACTACTCTTCTGTGAAACCTTGGAGCGGTATTGTGACTTGCTCATTTCTGAGCGTGTCCGTGGTGTTTTACTACTAACACGTTTAGATGGTCTGCAATAGGGTGTACCTTTGCGTTTGGTACCACACGCCTTACCAGACTGGTCCTTCCATTTCTCTTTGCCCCAACGCTTTAGTGCAGCACCCTTGGCTGTCTTGCGTACGGTGCCTTTGCTCTTACGACACTTGGCAATAGCCTGTGAAGCTCTGGCAGATGGAAACACTTTGTAGGAGCGTTTTACTTTGTTGTAGCATGCATCTTTCATATGTATAAGTATAGTTGGAGTTGAACACTAACGCATGGATTTCTTACCACGACATTTCCATTTCTTGCGTGATAGGTTGTTGGGGCTGTTTGGGTTGTTGCGCTTCTTTGCAGACAATCGTTTCTTGATGCCTGCACTGCGTGCGCAATAGGAGTCTCCCTTCTTTGTCCCCGGCTGTATACGATCCTTGCCACTCTTCGACTTGCCTGCTTGCCCATAGCTGACCTTTCGTGTGCGACCAGTCTTCTTATTCTTGAGAACTTTAACAAACCGCTTCCCCTTAGCAGGTGTTCTTTTTCTAGCCGGCATTTGTCACCCTTACAAACTTATTCTTAATCTCTTGTACAATCTCTGCAACCATAGCAGTCTTCTGTTCCAATAGAGACATACGTTTGTCAAGGTCCGTAATCTCATTCACCAACTCTCTACGTATTGTATCTTCTTTGGCTTGAAGCTCTGCAATTACTTTATCATATCGAGCTCTCAACTCTTCCTCTTTTCGGTCCTGCTTCGCTTCTCTTTCGTCTGCTCGTTTCTGAAGGTCTTTGTTTTGGCTGTACAAGAAAATACCAAAAGCTAGATTCGCACCACCATTCATAAGCATGTGCATGATATCCGGTTCCATTCTTACCTCCATGTGGAAAAAGGTGTGCCCCGAAGGACACACCCAAACAATCAATCAATCTTATGCGATGTCAGTTGTGAAGTACAATGAGGTGATAACGTCACCGTTGTTTGGTGCAGAACCAAACGTGATGCGCATTACACCGCCAGTACCACCATCAGCAGACAATGTGTATTGGTCTTGTCCAGAAGGAGAAGACTCAACCAACTCCATAGCCAAACCGTTTCGGAATACCAAAGTACCAGCCAGGTAGTTTGAGTCCGCAACAGAAGCAGCATCGAATGTAGTAGCTGAACCGTTACCAGTACCAACAGACTCATACGTTGGAATGAATGCCATCTTAGCAGAAGTTACTGCTTGTCCAGCAATCTTTGCTGTAGAAACAGCACCATCACGGATCTTAGCAGTCTCTACTGCATTTGCAGCAAGTTCTGATACACTGACAGCATCGGCTGCGATAGCATCTGAAGTAACAGCATCAGTAGCAATCTTTGCTGAAGTTACAGCATCGTTAGCCAACTGAGTAGTGTCAACACCACTAGAAGCAATCTTGATACCATTGGCACCAACAGCAAGAGTGTTGCCGTCGAGGTCAACTTGCAATACGCCAGCGTTGTCTTCAACACCGTTACCCAAGTTCAACTTGTCTGCTGGAATAGACCCAGCAAGCTTTGATGCAGTCACAGCACCATCAGCAATCTTTGCTGTAGCTACAGCATTTGCTGCAAGTTTACCTTCAGTCACTGCCAAGTTAGCAAGCTTACCTTCGGTTACTACAGCCGAACCAAGTTTTGCTGTAGAAATAGCATTGTCTGCCAACTGAGCAGTAGATACTCCAGAGGTAGCAATCTTAATACCAGAAGCACCAACACTAAGAGTAGAACCATCAAGGTTGATTGTAAGGTCAGATACAGCGGCAGAACCGTTGTATGAAGTCATTGTGATACCGTTACCAGCAGACAATGAGTTCAAGTTAGAACCAAGAGAAACACCAGAAATGGTGCTGTTAGAGAGCTTTGAGTTCGAAATGGACCCAGCCAACATGTCGTCGGTGATACCGCCACTAGCAACTTGCAATGAGTCAGAAGCAATCTCAAGTGATGAACCATCTACGTTTACAGAGAGCTCGTTACCAGACTTGCTAAGACCGTCACCAGCAGTGATGTTCGCAGCACCGTTGAACTGAGTGAAGGTAATGTTGTCAGTACCTAACGTAGGATCAGTATCGTTAGTACAAGTGAACCCAAGATTGTCGTTAACGGTACCGGCTTTGACAAACACTGCTGCAGCTGGAAACTCGCTTCCGGAGTCCATATCATCAGCACGGCTCCAACCACCAGAAGCCACCACATAAATTCCGTTTTCTGTTGCATCGCTTTGGTCCTTGACTAAGATTCTGTCGCCTGCTGAAAGAGCAACACCGTCAACAGTTTGAGTTCCACTCAAAGTGATATTGGCAGTAGTAGCAGCTTCGACAGCCTTCTTCCAATGTAAACCAGATACCAATCCGTCTACATATGATTTAATGGCGACTTGACCGTCTGCTGTCGGTGTTTGTGCGCTAAGGTCACCCGTAAAGGTATAGTTGTCCGTTAAGTCCAGTTTCGCTGAATCTACCGCGTTGTTCTTAATCTGTTCTTGTGAGATTTGAATGGCCATTGTTGGCTCCTATTGTTCAATAAATACTACTGCTAGGTTGTCTCCAACCTTGGGCGTAAATGATGTTGTAAAGTTTGTGACAGAGGTTTCTCCAATGTCCGTGAACAGCTGAAGCAACCCATTCCAATATACCTGCAATGTGCCCGATTTGTAGGATAGGCTTACTGTGAAACTTTGAGTGGAACCGTCTACCTGCGAGGATATATCTTCTCGCTTCAGATTGACCGTGCCACCCCCAACTGGTTCGAAGGGACTGGCAACAGGCATTATTCACTCCAAACGATACAGCTCGCGTCTACAGTTACTGTCGTAGAACCATTGACTTTGAAGAATAAGTACATCTTGTCGCTATCAAAGAAGTGACGTACTGGCAGCTTGTACTCGTATACACCGCTACCTGTACTGGAAGTCGTGATACCTGTCGCGATGGTGGCATCCGTGTCTGGAAACCATACATAGTCTCCATCTTCGTCACAGCATCCCTTGACTGTCAAGGTAGTGTTACCTGCTGCCAGTCCCTTAAGACGTACAATGATGGTTTCGATGCGCCCCTTGAATCTACCTTCAGTATCAATCGTACTGGTTGGAGCAGAGTTCAAGGTGTGCTCATGAAACTTGGTGGAAGAGAAGTTTTGCCCTACAGCGGTCACGTCTGTGGTGATTGTACTGGCATGGAAAAAGCTACTGGTTTTCATCGTTGTCCTCCGATGGTTGATATAATAAGTCTTGATCTCGAAGTATGGCTGCTTCTGACATACCTTCTTCGCCGTTGATTATAGCACGTAGATACGCTTGTCTGCGTTGTAGGGCTTGTCTTTGTTGTTCATCAGCAGTGTCCACCTGTGAGAATGTGTAAGCACCAGTCAATGTACCCAGTACCATCAA